AGGTGGAAGCCTAAGGATATTCCATCATTAACGTCGCGCATTTATAATGACGAACAAGCAATGTGGTTGTTAAGAAATAGAGGAGTAGAAGAATATCAATCTTATTTAGATTCGTTTAGACCTATTAAAGAAGAAATTAATATACCAAAATTCTTAACATTTAACATTAATAAGTTATTTATAAATGCTATTAAATCTTGCGTTTATGATAAAGTTCATACTCAAGACGTAGCAGAATTTCCTGGTGATGATCCATATGATTCAGGAAGATATTTAATAGATGCTGCTGATCGTTATTTTAATGAAGCAGTAAATGAAAAGAAGAAGTTAGATGATAGAAATAAATTAGATGAAATGTTACGTAAAACTGGTGATATGACAGCGTTTTATAGAGAGAGTAAGAAATTAGATAATACAGTAAGTATGAAACCAATACGTAGATTTCATCATGGTAGAAGATATACCTAAGAAATTAATAAAACTTGAAGATAATAATACTGATAAAGAATTGTTTGTTATTCCTGAAGTTAGTTATGAAGAAATTATACCTAGAATAAAAATTTATGATCATTATGGTTCTTATTATTTTCGTAGAATTGGATTCAATCGAAAGATAAATGATGATGGTAGATAAAATTAAGATTTGGTGGCATCATTTTATTAATCCTCATTGTGTTGAATGTAAGTTTGAAGCCAATGAGAAATATCAACGTGAACGTAATCTAGTTATAGAAGAATATAGAGAACTTCTTGCATCAGCACGATTAGAAATTGGACGTTTAACTCAAGCTCTTGTAGATGTAACTAAACCACCCGAAATTATTAATCAAACTGTAACTAATGATTTTAAACCATTAGCGCGCAAGATGAGAATGAATGAATTAGCTGATAAATTAACTCGTGAATCTGCTGAAGAAGCTCATAGATTAAGAACTAATAAAATTAATCAAGCTAACGAATTAAGAACTAATGAAGTAGAAAAATTAGAATCCGAAATCGGAGTTAATTAAATGGCTAAAAATGATGTTCGTCAACGTATGCTACGTGGTATTCAACCTGGATTAGCTCCAATACCACCAATGATGGAAAATAATCAAGTAGGAGCTGGTATTAAACCTAATATGCCAATTGGTGCTATGGAATCTATGGGTATGCCATTTGGTGCTAATCCCGTAGCAAATTCTAATCCAATGGGATTTGCTGGTCCTAAGGAAAGAATTGATCCTAGTAGCTTATTAGCTCCTTCATTTGAATCGGTAATGAATCAGAATCCAAATATGGAGAATTCGGTTAAAAAGCGCGCAATTGGAACTCGCGCGTCTTTAATGAATAAATTTAATTCTGGTTACTAATGGATCAACTACCTGAAGATAAACGTAAGGAATTACGTTTAATATGTGAACATTTTGATAATGAGGATAAGTCTGTTCGTGAAAGACAAATTCGTACTTGGAAAAAGTTAAAGTTTTATTGGGAAGGTTTAAACAATATTTATTGGAATGAAGTTGCACATGATTGGCGCGTTGTTGATTTAGGAATGTTAGAAGATGATTCTTATCAAGACTATTATGATAAAAGAGTTAATGTCTTTCGCGCTTATTTAGAATCAATCATTGCTGCTCTTTCAGTTATTGTTCCTGCTGTTGTTTGTTATCCTGATGATGCAGATAATCCTGATGATTTAGAAACAGCTAAAGCTGGTAATACAATATCTAAATTAGTTTATCGTCATAATGATGCACATCTATTATGGTTACATGCACTTTATATTTTTTGTACTGAAGGATTAATCGCATCTTATAATTACAATCATTCTGATAAATCTTATGGTGAAACAGATAAATCTTCTTATAAACAATATGAAGAAGAAGTAGATACTAAGAATTGTCCATTTTGTGGAATGCCAATTACTGATGATTTAGAAGATGGATATGATTTAGAATCTCCACCATTACCAATTTGTTTACAGTGTGGATTTGAAGTTGTACCTGAATTAAAACGTGAAAAGGTATTTGTTACTCGTTTAGATGGAGTTACTAAAGAACCTAAATCACGTCAGTGTATTAAAACTTATGGTGGTCTATTTGTTAAGATAGCTAATTATGCTAAATCTCAAAGAGAAACACCATACTTAAGACTAATTGAAGATAAGCATTATGGAATTGCTATTGAAGATTATCCAGAACTTCATGATAAACTAGTTAATTCTGCTGGTGGTCTTAAAGGTGGTTCATATGATGATGTTTATGAGCAATGGGCACGTTTAAGTACTCAATATAATGGAACTTATCCAGAGAATACTGTAGCTTGCGCGCATTATTGGTTTCGTACTTCCGCTTTCAACATTTTACCAGTTGATAAAGTAGATTGGTGGAAAAAGAAGTTTCCATCCGGCGTACATTGTATTTGGGTAAATGATTTATTTGCTGAATGTGAAGATGAGTCATTAGATGATGTATGGACATTAAGTAATAATCCATTATCAGATTACATGCACCATGATCCGTTAGGTAACTTGCTAACTTCTGTTCAAGATATAACTAATGATTTAATCTCTTTAGCATTACAAACGATGGAACACGGTATTTCTACAACGATGTTTGATGCTGGAGTATTAGATGCAAATGCTTATGCTAATCGTGAAGTAAATCCTGGTGAAATGATACCTGTAATTCCTAAATCTGGTAAAACAGTTAGTGATGCATTTTATAATTTAACTACAACAACATTTAGTGCAGAAATATTACCATTTGGAAATAAGGTTCAGGAGTTAGGACAATTAGTTAGTGGCGCAATTCCAAGTTTATTTGGCGGTGAAATGGCAGGTAGTAAAACTGCTGCTGAATATTCAATGTCGCGCGCTCAAGCATTACAAAGACTTCAGAATACTTGGAAGATGCTTTGTATTTGGTGGAAAACTATATTTGCTAAAGTTATTCCAGCCTATATTAAGAATGTAGCTGAAGATGAAAGGCTAGTTGAAAAAGATAAGAATGGAAATTTCATAAATACATTCGTTCGTGTTAGTCAATTGCGTGGTAAAATTGGTCATGTTGAATTAGATGCAAGTGATCAAATTCCAATTAATCCCGCGCAAATGAAAGATACAATAATGCAGATTCTTCAGACTAATCATCCGGGATTAATTGAAGCAATGATTGATCCTGAAAATATACAGATGATGAAGGATGCGTTAGGTATGCAATCTGCTGTAATTCCTGGTGAAGATGATAGAGAAAAGCAACTTGAAGAAATTAGAATGTTATTAGAAGCTGAACCTATTGAAACTGGTGAAATAGATGAAACGGGTCAACCAGTTTTAGCACCATCTATTGATATTGATCCACAAGTTGATGATAATGAATTACAAGCAGATACAGTTAGAAAATGGGCAGTAAGTTTAGCAGGTAGATTAGCTAAGATAGAAAATCCTCCTGGTTATAAAAATGTTCTTCTACATGGTAGTAGGCATATTCAAGTAACTCAGGCATTAATGACAATGAATGCTCAGCAAAGTCAGATGCCAAATGATGCAAATAAACCTGAGCAAAAACCTAAGGAACAAGCAAATGCCTGATGATGTTGTTATAACTCCAAAACCGGATTTAACTGAGAATGATGTCTTAGCTAAACTTAATGAACTTGATACTGATGAACCAATTAAAGAAGAAAAAGATTTAGATATTCCTGATATTAAGGAAGATGAAAAGAAAGATAAGAAAGAACCTAAAGAAAAGAAATCTGAAGAAGATGAAGAAGAAAAACTTGATGAAGATGAAGATGATGATAAAGATGAACTAGAAGATTTAGAAAAACTTGATGAGGATGAAGATGAATTAAAACTTCTTCTCCCAGCGCGACGTAAGGATATTTTAAAGACTTATCCTGATTTATTTAAAAAGTTTCCTGCTCTTGAACGCGCAATGTATCGTGAACAGGGATATACAGAAGTATTCCCAACGATTAAAGAAGCTAAGGAAGCAGTTGAAAACTTAAGAGAATTTAAAGAAATTGAAAGTTCAATACTTGATGGAGATATTGAGTCTCTTCTAAAAACTGTTAAAGAACGTGATAGTGAAGCATTAAATAAGATTGCTGATGAATATTTATCTTCTTTATATAAAGTAGATCAGAATGCATTTCAACATGTTCTGAATAATTTATATAAGCAAACTGTCAAAACTATGGTGCAAACTGCCAAAGATTCTAATGATGATCAATTAATGGCAGCAGCGGAATTATTCCATAAGTATTTATTTGGTAATGCTACTTTTAGTGAACCAAATAGATTAGCTAAAGCTAAAACTGAAAAAGATAGTGAAATCGAACGCGAACGAAATGAATACTTACAAGAGAGATTTGTGGACGCGCGAAATGAATTAGTTGTAAGAGTTGATAATCGTCTTAAATCAGTAATTTCGTCTGCAATTGATCCTAAAGATGAAATGTCTGATTATGTTAAATCTAAGGCGATTGGAGATTGTGTTGAGCAATTACATAAACAAATTGGTTCTGATACTCGAACTCAGACAATTCTAAGAAATTTGTGGGCTAAATCTAAGGATACTAAATTTTCTAAGGACTCAGTAAATAAAATTGGTAGCGCGTACTTATCTGTTGCGAAGTCATTATTATTACCAATCATCCGAGAAAATCGTACAAAGGCTTTATCGGGAGCCAAAAGGTTGGTAGTTAATAAAGATGATAAAACGAAAGAAAGATTTAAGGGTTCTAATGATGAAAAAGGTGAAAGAACCTCACCTAAGAAAATGAAACCCGGTGAATCGATTGAAGATTTCATGATGAGAGATTGATAAAATGGCTATTACTAGTGAACGCATTGTAACTATAAAACTTTCAGGTGACTATGATGCTGCTATAGAATATCAAG